ACCATCCTGTGTATTGTCCTCTAGTTGGTAGTTCTAATAGTTTCCAGTCACCATCATTAGCAGATCCTGAACCAGGACTAGATGCTACGATGTCAATATTCTTACTTGATTCACCTGTCTTACCAACTGTGATATCAGCACAAGTTATATTATCATTGACTGTTGTCTCACCTTGTACTAAGAACTTACCTTTAAATTCTGTGGTTAGAGTATTACTCTCAATGGTAATCTTATCCCTAACAATTATTTCATCAAATGTAGGACGTAAGTTAGCAGTCTCACCAACAACAGATAATACTGGAGTATCTAATGATTCCTCCTCACCAGTAACAGAACTGATTCTAGTGTTACCAATGAATAGGTCACCATTACTGTTAAGTCCAGAGTAGAATGCGATACCACCCTCTTCCTTCTGTGACTGTGCTAATAGTACCTCATCCTCTGTAAGAACTCTGTTCTGTACTGAGGGTAGACCAGTACTGTAGTTACCTGGTCCGAAACCAACGTATTCAAATGTGTGGTTACCAGATCTTAGAATACTTGGTCGTCTTACCTCTAGGTCAGTACCACCAGTAGCATTCAGTGGTATCATTCTGAGGTTCAGATCTAATTCAACTGCATCACCATCTCTTGCTTCAAGTGTGATGTAGTTAGCAGTAGCAGGATCAGCAGTAGAATAGTTAGTATAATTATTCTTTGCCTCCATTATAAAATCATCAACAATCTCTTTAGTAATAGATCTAGAGAGGTCTTGATTCAGTGCACCATCAGTTGTAGTAACTAAACCAACAGTAGTGTTAGATGCTACAGATACAGCAGATGCTGGATCTTCTGTTGGGTTGTCCTTATCTAACTGTGGATACAGGTTGTTAATATTCTGAGAGAATGCAAACTGGTTAAGGTTACCATCAGTAGGTACAATCTTACCATTTAATAGTGTCAGATAGTATATACCATTCTGAGCACCATTAACAAGTGGTGTTACCTTCTCAATATCGTAGATATAATATACTTTCTCATAACTTTGACCCAGTGCTATATTCCTTGGCTGAATAATATAACCGTTGATTGGATCTCTTGCTAAGACTGATGAGTCTACAACATATCTTACACGATATGTTCTATCTCTGGATGACCTGTTATCAGGTATACGCTTCATGTATGAAGCACCAGTGAATAGTGATGTAGCGTAGAAACTCTCGTTACCTAAGTGGTAATGAATACCAGTAGATGAATCATTTGATGTAGCAGCAGTAATTCTGATATACCATGTACTTAACTGGTCATCAAACTGTAGTGGGTGATTAGGATCACCAGGTACATATCCTTGTGTGGTTATGTTAGTGAAATGAGCATCAGATACAGTAGTAGCACCAGTAGGTGTGATACTTGCTTTGTATATTTGTGGTGTGGATGTATTAATCAGTGAAACATAGATCACATCATTAATACGAGCACCTAAGTTATAACCCTGTAGTTTATAGGGTGGCTTGGTTGCTTCTGAACTATAACCATAGAGATATAGTCTGGTATTTACTTCACCAACATAGCTCCACGTGACTCCACCATCACTCCTTGCAAGCGGTGCTGTGTCCCAAGTTGGAGCTGTACTACCAGTGGTACCACCAGTAGAAGTCCAATAAGCCTTACCATTGTAGACACATGAACTGTCGGCACTAACTGTGGTGCTTGATGTCCATGTTGGGTTGTTTTGTGATGCATTGTGCTTGATCTTCTGTACATCAAGGGCAATATATCCAACAGGGATCTCATCAATGTCACCTTTATATAATGAGGCAGTAGCATTAGCACTACCTCTAAATCCTCTATTAAGAGTCAGTTTACCATCAGTGGCTACGTTAGCAACTTGATAAGATTCAGTAGCATCAATAGCATCTACACGAATAAAGTCACCAATAGCAATACCATGACTGTTATTAGCAGGGGTGGCCACCATCTCCTTATTATTAAGGACAGCACCAAATGTGTACCCACTAACAATATTATATGTACGTGCTAGTTTCTTAGGTGGTATAACATGAGTAACCTTACCAGCCTTATCTTGTGTGAATGGTAGGTTCTTAAATCCTTTTGCTCTTAGTGCCGTACTACCAAAGTTACTGTTTGAGTTGGTGATACTTTGGTCTCCTCCACTGAGGGCCACAAAGTGATCAGCGAAACCAACAGCAAATACTGATACAGCTTGAATAACAGCATCATTGGAACACTTAACATGGAAGTTTCTATAAGCTGGTTTGTATATACTATCACCATCGGTATGGTTACCAGCTATGTAAGTAGAACCATCCCATTTAATGAATGCATTATCATCCTTCTGTAGTGAGACACCAGTGAACTGGGCAACAACCATAGATTTGAAACCTGTGGATTTGTTACCATCAGCATGCATACCACAAGTACCCCATGTACTACGTAGTGAGCAGTTGAATATGTATGGTGAGGATGAATCTACGTTATCAATCTCAACTCGTACTGTTGAACCTGTAGCAACTGGGTTGTTAGCAGGTGCAGATGAGTTAGGATCTTTAATTATGTACCTGAATGTGGTGGTCGTAGGTACTTCGGTAATAAAATATGAGCCATTAAATCTGTCAGCAACATTGCCTGACACGCCTTCGATTTGTATAGGAGTACCATTAGAGAATCCATGAGGTGTCGTTGTCGTAACTTCAGCAGTTGTGGTATATACACCTTGGTTAATGTAGTCAGTAGCAATACTGGATACAGTAATTGGACCAGAAGTATTAGGACCAACGATCCTGTTCTCTTCAACTCTCTTCTGGAATTCGTCAGCAGACAATACACCAGTTGTATCAGGGATATCATCAAATGCTTTAGCAACCTTCTGATAGTATAAGTCTAAGTCAGTGATTGTTAGAGCATTACCTTGAGTATCATTGATACTACTCAATATATTTCTACCATCAGCATATTCAAAACAAGTTAACTTGTGGTGAGAATATGTTGGTGGAGTAGATGCTGTAGGTTGTTTGGAATCTGAATATACACCACTTGAAGGACCATCAAAGAAACTGAATTGCCAGAAATAGCATCCACCAGTTACTCTGAAAATAGCACACTGTCCTATAGAACCTGCAGTAGGATCAGGTATGTATAATGGTCTAAGCTTTGTCTTTCTGAGATCCATCCCAACAATGGATGTACCTCTTGGTACTATTACACCACCCTCAGCACTATTAAACTTATATAATAGGTTGTCTGCGTTAGGTGTGCCGTCTGCGTTCTGTAAATCTAAATCAGATGAGGCAGATAATATAGGTATATCGTCATCTATAAATGCTTTTTGTACAGGATCTTGGTTTAAACCTGGACGATTATCTATTACGTAGTCTGAAGGATATAATACAATCGTGAATGCTTCAAAAGCATCATTAAACTGACCAGTTCTATAAGAAAATCGAGCTGACTCAATCAATGCCCTCTGAATAGACTTGAATGGTCTATTAGGAGAGTTACCCCTATTCTCGAATGAATCCGAAGCATCAAAGTCATCAGGGTTGACATATATGCAACGACCTGTCTTCGATGTGAAGACATTCTTTAATCTGGTTAGTGCCATCTAATTAGGAAATTGTTGTAGTTTCTTCAAAACCAATGAAATTAAATGTTGCGCCAGCAGACGCATTAACATAGAGGTTCTGCCACTGTTCAAGTACCAGTCCTGTCAAACTCACTTCAGAATTGTTAGGTATAGGATAAGACTTAAGAATCTTATTTTGATCATTGGAGTATTCTACTCCACTTAAGATAACTTCAGGATATGCACCAGACCCGTTATCAAGTGTCTGTTTCCATTCAGCAGTGATAGCAGTACCACTCTGGTTTGCGTTATTATATAATGTCACTGTACTCAACGAAGGCATCCAAGTTAGGTTTCTAGCCTGGTTACTTAGTTGTCCAGCACCACCAATACCAGATACTCTCTGATTAGAGAGATCAGTATACTTACTTGAGAATACATTATTAGTTAATGTACTATTCTGTACCAATAACTGACCCTGTAATCTATCATAAGCAACACATCTTCCCCATGTTCCAACAGCACTATCAGTCATAGTACCTGATCCACCACCTGCACCAGCAATAGTAATTCCAGCAGCAACAGTAATTGGCCAATCACCAACAGGATCCTTGTACCAAACTTTAAGGTTAGCAGCATCCCACGCAACTACCACACCTGTATTAGTACCAGCTAATCCACCACCAGATACTGTTATAGTCTCGCCAGGTACATATGCTGTACCGTTGTGACTACCAACAATAACATATGAACTTGTTACATCTTGGTTAGGTTGGAATGTAAATGCTGACCAGTTAGATACCACAGGAGACTGTGAACCTGGAGCAGCAAGTTGTAATTGACAGGTATAATCTTGTATAGCCACATCAACTGTAGCAGTAGAACCTGTTGTATTCATTATCCTAAGTGAACCACTCGTAATGGTAGCACCAGGACATGTATAAATGGGAAAATCAGCACGTACCAGACCATTAGGATTAGCGGTCTGATCCACGAACTGATGAGAGTATTTCGTTGTAGCGGATTGGAAGCTCGCTAGTACACCATTAGCCATGAGAATTAAGAGTATGCGTGGAAGTAAACTTTATTCCTGCTAGTAGCAGAAATATCATCAGCAGTAATTGTTTGGACTGCACCATTTAAGTCAGTTAATTTAAGACGCTTACAATGTAATGCACCGCCTATATTATTAATTGTATCTGTTTCAGTAAGGTATAGATCACCATCTATATTACTGTCACCAAGTACATCTAGGTTCTTGGCAGGACTCTTTGCGATACCAAATCTTCCTGAACCGTCAATTTGAACCTCGGTGGATCCACCTTGGTTCTTAAATAATATTGGAACAGCACCTTGTCTCTTTTGAATAGTAAACGAAGAGCTGTCACCACCAATAAACTGTGGACCTGTAAAGTATATATCCCCTCCAACTTCTAGCTTATGAGTAGCAGGAGTTCTACCAATACCAACTCTATCGTTAGTATCGTCAAGGACAAATGTACCATCATCAAAGTTAACTGAACCAGTTGCTACGAAGTTATTAACTGAACCAATAGCACTGATCAAATTAAGGTTACCTGTATGAATAACAGTCTCCTTAGTCTCTACCTCTCCAGAATTATCATAAGTTCTATACTGAAGAGATCCACCTGATGTGGTAAATGTAATGGTTGCTGTAGTATATCCAGAACCACCATTAGAAATAGTCAAAGCAGTTAGTTGACCATTAGTAATGACAGGAGTAATTACAGCACTTGAGCCATCACCTGATAGTACAGGTGTTACAGTACCACTAAGGAATTTACCAGGATTGGTAATATTATATCCATCAATGACACCACCATTAACTGTTAGTGAGGCTTCGGGTAATGTATATCCAATACTAGCAACTCTCAAACCGTATGTGAAGTTTGTAGAAGTATATCCAGTATCAGTATCATAGTATTTTAAATCAAGATACCTAGTTGATGCATCACTTGTAACTTCTAGATCAGCAGCCCAGTTACCAGCATTGGTATTCTGTGAGGTATCCCACCATTTAATTTTATTATATAACCCTGATCCACTCGTCTGATTGATTTGTACTTCGTTCGTATGAGTCGTAAGGGCATTAGAAGTTATAGTTCCATTAAACGTTGTATTAGCATTAAACGTGGAAGTAGCAGCAACAGTAACAGTATCAATATTACTTGAACCTAACGTTGTATTGTTATCTACCTGTATGTTACCACTCAAGTTCATGCTTGTAGCAGTCAATGTTCCCGTGAACACGGGGGCATCTAATGTCTTGTTAGCAAGAGTTTGAGTAGAATTTAATGTAACTAATGTATCAGCAGAAACACCAGGATCAGGTAGAACATATGTTCTAGTCTCTCCTGTAGGTATTTGTGTTGATGAAAACTTAGCAATTTTACTATTATCAGAACTATTAGGTATACTGAAAACCGTATCAGTAATAGCAATGTCAGATCCAAATCTGATAACACCAGTACCAAGTGCCTGTAGGGTTAGGTCAAGGTTGGCATCAGCAGAGTCTCTAGCAGCTACTACAAGAGATGTTGATTGCTTTTCTAATAATAGTTTTGAGTCTCCTAAAGCAAGTCCCAGTTGGTTCTGAGCTTCAGAATATAATCCAGTCGAAGTTTTCTGGTCAAATGCCAGACCAGGTTGGTTCTGTGTTCCACCAGCGACGGCTTTAAATATGGAACTAACCTGACTCTTTTTATTTGTATCTACTGGATCAGAGTTATCAAGCAACAGAAGGGTATCTGATGGTGATACTGTGGTCAGTAGAGTTAGATCTGATATCTTACGAGTTGCCACACGTACCCTACATTAAGTTCTCAAGTTATTTATACTCTTTATCAAAGACAAATGGACCGTACTCACTTCCCCACACCTGTTTACCACTATCATCATAGCCTCTATCGATCACAGTATACTTATCTTTCTCCAAAATACACTCAGATCTAAGATATCCACCATTAACTAGAGGTGATTTGTAGTTCCTGCCCATATAAGCATCACCCTCTTTACGGAAGTGGATATCAGCTACAGGATTAAGAGCTATGATCTCACCATCTCTCTCTATTATCTCTATATCCTTATTTCTATACTCTCTACCATCATGCTTATATCTTTGACATGATGAGAATTTAGTTCCATCTAGTCTAGTATGTGTCAGCAATACATGAGCATAGTGAGATGGCCAACTAGATGCTTGACCCCAGTTGTTAAAGTTACCCTCAAACCATTCTAAGAATTCTTCTAACATTTAAACTTGATTGCTAACGTAAACCGATATGTAGGACCAGCAAATGACTGCTGTCTTGCTGCATGTGGGATAGTAGAATCAAATACTATTATTCTACCTGGTACATACGGTGTTATATATTCTATCTCATTAGAGTTATCATCTAAGAATATAGTCTCACCACCCCACTCATGTTTCCACTCTCTATTCATATAGTATAGTAGTGTCTTATCTCCTTTGATAGAACTATCTACATGAACATCAGGGTTCTCAGAATGAAGACCCATATTAATATAGGCTCCATCTATCTTAGGTGGACAGAACCCTGATAGGTAATCACCTATCCCATTCTTAAAGAATTTCTCGTGACACCACTGCTCATCAACATATGATACAGGCTTTTGTGTCTTTAAATCTTGTACGTCAAACTTATTACTACCACGTAACTGATATGGTAAACTACATGCTTCTACGTATAATTCTATTTGTTGTTGTGTAGTTATGAGATCATCAATGATCTTCACTTCACCATTAGATATTTTCATCTCAATTTAATATTAAACCCTAGACTAATACGATCCTCTTCAGACATATTTCTTTCAACTCTATGTCTTAGATCAGCAGGGAATATAAGCATAGTTCCTGCCTCAGGTCTAAACCATGTGCTGTCATGTAAATTATATTGATCTTTAACGTCCTCAGGTATCTTCCAATTATATCTCGTGATTGCTTTATCGTTCTCAAACACCAAGGTACCACAATTCTCTGGAGTCTGTAACCATAAGACTCCAGAGAAGTCAACACCAGCATGTAGGTGAGACATATTAAAATCGCCTGGACTATTAACGTTAGCCCACATCGATGCTATGTAAAACGGTGCATCGGTTAGATCTAACATAGCATGTGCTATATTAGCATGTAGCAGTAAAAAATGTTCTAAGAAGTCTTGATCTTCATGTAGATCATACTTGGAATGCCATCCACAAGATGAGGAATTGCTATCGTGCTCTCCTGTTTCATAATATTGTTTTATCCACTCTAATAAGTTTGTACTCAGTTTAGGCTTGTGTAATAAAACTGGGGATGGAAATAATGTAATTAGATTCACTTCTTCCGTTTCAACTCCTTTTTGACCCTCTTGGCAAACCAGATCTCTTGATCAGTATACCATTCTGGGTGTTTTTTAGCGTTTTTAATAAGTCTTTTAGCAGCACGACGGTTGTCTTTACGCTGCCTTTCCTTATCTATTTTAGTATCTGCTTGGTATTTGTTTTTTGTATTCAGCGATTTCAGTCGCTGCGTGATCCAGGTAAGAAGTGTATTCAAAGTGTGTTTCTGTATATGTGGAAGTACTATTTAAGACTATATTCTTAAGATAGGCTACCTCTTTTTTTAACTGTTTAACTTCGTTAGTTAACGATTCGGTGTTTAGCGTCATCTTAGCACGTGGGGTTGGTGGCGTTAATCCTGATCAATTTGATCATTCAGTTCTTCGACAAGGTTCTCTAAAAAGAATCCTTCTTCCAAAAGATAGGAACTACCTTTATATAGGTCTTCGTTGGTGAAGTGCGGTTTTTCTTCAGCATTCATAATTTCTTTAGAATCTTCAGGTACCACGTCCTCATCAAATGTGAATGGAGTTCCATTTAAGAAGTATACCTTACAGCACCCTATTCCGTCAATGACTCTAAACTCTTGTTGTAACTCAACTACTTCTTTTTGTTCCATAGAAAATTGATTGGGCATGATTTCTCAGCCTCTTCCTCCTTACGTAAACGTTCTCTTATTAAATCCCATGAGAATCCATTGTGCCAGTCCTTAAGCCATAAGTTTTGTAACTGTTTCTTATGTACATCTTGTGGAACTGTCTTCTTCTCTAGTGTAAACTTTACATCCCTAGTTCTCTGACTAGAGAATCTTACATAACATAGTGGAAAATCTTTCTCCAACCATATTGTTTGATCATACTTCTGAATGGTAAACCCTAAGTTAACTGGTCTTTGCCATACAGATATAGGAAATGCTCCTGGTATCTGTACCAAACCCAGTTGAGTTAGAGCAGGATGTTGGTATTGTTCTATCCATACATCAGAGTCCTCAGTCCAGAAACAATAACCTTGTTTAAACTGAACCTCTGGGAACTCACCATCTAACCATCCATCCCCTAGCATAAAATACTGGTCGAAAATTTCTTGTCCTAGGTTGGTAGACAGATATTGTTTTTCAGACTCGTATTTCATTCCCACTGGGAATGTTTGATGTATTACCCATGTGTTCTTATGATAGTTCTTCCAAGCAGGACATTTAGCATGTCGATACTTCTGATCATATCCTTTAAGAGCAGGTGTAGGTTCTTTGAAGTAATCTGGTGGAAAGAAGTCTTGCTCCATTGTCTCACCAAATGCTTCCTCACTACCTCCCATCACATAGTTATAATATATCCTCTTAGTTTTCATCTAACGCTTTTTCCAATTCATCATCCAGTTCCTTCTGTGCCTTAGCTTTAGCATCGATCTGTTCTTGAACATTCTTTGCTATCTTGGCCTTCTTGTTAACTTTCTTACGTTTTGACGGTGCGTTCTTTTTATTGCGCTTGATGACCTCCAAGGCATTACCAACAGTAATGATGTCAACAGCGTCTTCATCAGGTATTTCAACCGCAAAGCATTCCTCCAGAAACATTACTAACTCAACCATATCAAGTGAGTCCAGCATCAGGTCATCGCCCAACTTACTGTCCCACCCTATAGGATTGTCTAGTTCATCTACTCTCTCTCCAAGAGTTTCTCCAATAGCCAACTTCGCCACTTCAAGTAGCACATCATCAGTAATAGGTTTTGCTTCCCTTAGGATCCTTTTAATTTCAGCGAAAGTTGTCGCGTGTGACATAATTAATAAACATACTGTACTTCATCTGTCTGGCACGATGATCTAACAACGTCCAAGACTCTCTCGAACTCATCTGCTGTTTCGCAATTTACTTCCTTGACCTCAGCAGTATCGCTAAGAAGGGTAAATTTACGAGCAGGTACGTTCACCACGCATTTTGCTAGGTACTGTGATTGTGCCATGGGTCTTCAGTCGTGTCGTCTTTAATATAGGGCAAAGGATAGGAATTTGGGGTACGCATTGTGCCAGAATGTTGACTGGCATATTTTACGATATCCAAGGCATAGCCTTTGATGTCCATTAAAGCACTGCGAGTTGTCTCATAGCACTTAAAGGCTTCACCCTCTTTCGAGAGATCAATTTCCTTAACCTTCTTCTCAACATATGTAGCAAGTTCGTCATCGATGAAATCTACGAGAACCTTGGCCTGTTCAGAAGTGATTGTCATACCATACATGGTAGTTTCTTAAGTATAGGACATTCAAGTCAGAATGTCAATTAAGATAGATACCGTTATTACAGTCGATTTTGAATTCGTCCCCAGATGCAGACATGTACCCCTTGCCACTAGCTGACATGGTGAAGTTGTTTGTGTTTATTAGTACATCTGTGCTGCCTGTATTCAGTTCCCAACCTGTATTTGCTGCTTTGGAAACGTTCATACCAGAAGGTGCACCACCTTCTATGCAATCAATATCGTTGCCATGGGCAATGGTTTTCATCTTGCCCTGGACTTCTGTAAATAAGTTTCTACCTACGTTGTTGTATTCACAACCTTTGACATTAAATCGAAGATCCCCTGCACTTTCAATAGCAAAGGTACCTCCCTCTTTATCCATGCTAACCACACGGTTGCCATGTATCTCCTCTTTGAGCTCACCACCAGCAAGCATGTTTAGATTATAAAAAGTGGCGGTTTTATTAATGGTATTCGCTTTTATGCGAAGCTCATTGTCTGAGAGGATACCGATGTTAGTTGCTGAGTCAACGGATAGTGCTCCCTTGACCTTCAGTTCGTAATCACCGTCAACCTGATCATAACGATTACCCTCAACCTCTGTGTGTAGGTCTCCCTCCACATTTAGGTGAGCATCTCCGATAACTTGAATGATTAATTTATCAGAGCGTTTGTCTTTTCCGACCTTTAAGGTCGTAGTAGCATCACTATTTAGGTGTATGTGTCTTTTGCTGATGATAAATGTATCATCATTCTCATCCATTTCTATGATACTACCTGATTTACCGTGGAGTAGACGTATTCTCTCTCCATCCTCAGTATTATCCATTTCAAGTACATGACCAGCTGATGTGGTAATGACCCAGTTCTTTGGATACTTAGTTATATGTTGTGGATTATTGTTAGGAGTAACGCTTCCACCTGAGAATAATTCTTGTGTCATTTGATCTCTGGATGACCTACGCAGTCGATGTATGTGTTAGTTTCATATATCTCATTAAACTTGCTAGGTCCAACGTAATTATATGTAGGAACAACCTTTGCTCCTGTACCTGATGAGTCAACAACCCTAGGTGTAACAAATCCTACAGTTCTAGTGGTTATAACTGGTTTTAATAGTCTGCCCTTAGTATCTACAGGGACATAACCAACCTCTTCTTTACCCACTTTAATCTTAGGTTCCTTATAATCTCTACCTACATTAATAACCTCAAGTGTATCTAATACAGGTAATAGATCTGAGCACTGAGCCCATATTGCTACAGCAGTAGCAGGTATAGCAAGATCAAAGAACTTTTTAATTGGGTTAAGAGTAAACTTAAATGTACCACCTAAAGTCTGTAATCCTACACCCTCTGGTATAATATCTGTCTTCTCTAAGGTAGAGATAGCAGTATATCCACTATTCTGATAATTATACTCGATAACCATCATCCTAGCAATGTTCTCATCACCCCATTCTGGCTGGAAGAATAATAGATCACCCTCGTCAGCATACTCTTGTAACTCAAGATTAGGTATAAGGTATACAACCTGTTCTTTAGGACAGTATGTATTGTCTGGATCTAACCCGTAACCAACACCCGTCTTATTCACAACAACCTTTTCTATTTGACCATTGTTAACAACGGGTTTCAATAATGCACCCGTTCCCTCTGGTTCATTACATGTAAACATGGCTCTGACCTTGGCTGTAGCACCAATACCAGAACCCCTATTTCTCATAAACACACCAACCATTGATCCAATATCATCAATGATAGGTAGTGCCTTAATGATAGATGTAGACTGAGCATTATCCCATATAAGTTCAGGGAAACATGGTTTCTTATTACGATTAGCTGGACTACAGTTAACAGTCTCGTAATTAATATTACCATCTGAATCACGTATAGGGTATACACTATCCCATTTCTCAACTAAACTCTTACCTTTTTCAAATGAACTTGATTTTATACCTGTGCCTGGTGCACCAACATCAGCAAACTCACCAGTTACAGTATTAAAGGCTTTCTTAACAAACTTGCCACCAATAAGTTTCTTCGCTGTTGTAAAGCCACGAGAGTTTGGTTTACCAGTACCAACTATCTGAGCCCCTCCTTTCTCTAGTGCTGCTTTTGCTGCTGAACCATATTGTGATTGGGCTTTCTTAATCTTATCATTCTCACTCTCCTGAGGACCAGCAGATGTAGAGAATGTAGATAGTCCTAAAGCACAAGATAGGTCACCTTCACATACTAGGTCAACAAGATCAAGAATCTTACTCATAAGACCTTGAATCATATCAGCAGCACCAGTGATAGCAGAAAGTGCACCGTCTAGAATACCTAAAGCAGTCTCTAAACCATCAAGAATTTTTTTCATAAGATCGCCAAACAACTCTCCAAATAGATCCTGGATAAAGCAAAGAGCAGAATCTAGTACTTGCGAGAGTAAATCAGAAAGGAGACCTTTAATAACATCAAGTAACTCATTGAATATCTGTTTGAAGAGACAGTTAATTAGATCAGATACGTTTTTGAGTTGCTTCTTAGCAGGACCTAATAGATCTGGATCAGGTATCTTAATATCATTAATAACACCCTGAATATAATCATTCGCCTCCTTCATCACAGTGCCTTTAATATTACCCAAGACACTACCCATGAAACCATGTATCCTTTCTGATACTGCATCTATCTCATCCCGTACATCTACAATATCACCCGTGATCTTATCAACAAACTCATCTACATCATTCTTCTCTATACCTCTAGCAAACTTTAATAGTTCACCAATGGCACCCTTCATCTTTACATCAGCAGGAGTACCACACTTACCATTACCTACATGTACAGTATAATTCTTCCTCTTGTCAGCCTGAACCATGGCTGTGGTTTGAGGAGAAGCCTTACCACGTGGGTTTACAGTTGACTCTTCACCATCAGTATCTCCTCCCTCATCATCTGTTGCTTCTTTATTACCAGTAGTAGCATTATCTTTAACAGTATCAGCAGTACCACCAACTTGTGAACCACCTGATTCACCATGCTTTAACTTATCATAGTCAGGTGCCAGTATACGTTGGAATCCTTTACCCTCTTCACCCTCCTTCTGATAGGTACCATCAGGGTTCTCATCAGGAATACTACCCATAACAACAGGTAACTGAGATGAGGATCCATCCATAAAGAATCCAACAACCCATGAACCTATTTGTAATTGCTGGTTAGTACCAATACCACTCCTCTGTGCATACATCACAGGGAATAAACAACTGGCCCATGGTAAATCAGTAGTAGGTAATATCTCCTTATCTGGATTATGATACCCTACTATCCTACATTTTACCTTGTTGGTATAATCATAATCCTTAGGGGCAGAACCATCATTATCTGGATCTGATCCATCATTCTCTACTTGACCGATCCACCAGTT